TGCGTGTGTGCATTGGCAATGAACCAATTGTCTGAATGATTCCAAGCGCCCGCGCACACGTTGGAACGCTCATTGCTTCGGCGCGCGACGCCGTAATTACGCCGCCAAATAGGAAAAGATTTCCTACTTCACTGTAATACGGCGCAATTGCGGCGGCGTCTACGTTGCTGGCTTCCACTGGAACGGCAGTGTCGACCTTACGCGTGAATAAATCTGAAAATGCCATGACCGAATTGTGTCAGGGTTATAAGTTCACCCAACCATTATGTCAAGATCATTCTCTGGGCGTGTCGCGAAGTGTGTCGCGAGGGCGACGGCAACGGCGCTGCACACAACCGACTGTGACGCCCTTCGACCTATAACCCAGCCGCCGTCCCCACGACGAAGTTGCACCGCTGCCAACACTTCTTCCGAAAGTTGACTTTGACCCCTATGTTTTAACCGACCGCTATTAATGGCACTCAGCATTTCGTCGCACGCCTGCGGGTAAACCGCGTCCATGTCAAAAATCGGAATGCCAGCGGGTGCAAGCCTGGCTGCAACTGCTGCACTGGTCTTGCGGCTATAAAGAACGTATTCGGTTGGATATTTGCGGGCGTAATCTGCCAGGTCGTTGGCAATTGCCTTGTCGTCCAGTTGAAGATCATTTTGCCAGGTGTGCAACAACTTCACGACAAATTGTTCACCGCCGATTTTTTGAGCGCCGATCAGGCTGGCGTGCTTTCGATCTGGTGAGAGATCGATCGCCAACCAGGTCAGTTTGTCAATGTCCAGGTCAACGGACTTGTCCAGACAATTGCCCCAACTTTGAGCGTCAACCGCGCTATTGATCGCAACCACCCAGCGACACAACACTTCAGTCATTACCACGTCAGGCGGGTCGTTCAAAACGCTTCTGATATTGTCCTCATGGATAAGTCTGCCCATTGACGGGTTTGAATGCCTGGCGTTTTCCACACTGATTTCGTCGGTTGGCGCTGACCATTCAAAATACCCAATATCGTCGGCAACGCCTGAAATGCTTGCAATGGCGCGCTGGCGAAATTGATTTAGTACGATCGAACTGGAATCGCCTGCGTTTGTGTACGCCATGACCATTGGGTTTGTTGCAGCCATGAGGGTATAGCGCAGCGACGCAAAACTTTCAATGTCAGTCATTTCGCGTAATTCGTCCAGGTGAATTGTCGAAGGTCGGGAAACGCCGCGAGCAGCTGAACCGCCTGCCCGCACAATGAACCGATTGCCCGTGATTGTTTCGATTTCTTCGCCCCCATGTTGCCAGCGAATCTTTTTGACCTGTTTTGCCAATGAATCGTTCTTCTCAATAATCTGAACCATTGCCCTGAATTGTTCCAGCGACGTCGAAAGTCTATGGGCTGACCCAATCTGCAAGTTTTCGTCCCATAGGAAAAGACCGCCCAGGATTCTGATCAGTTGGAGAAATGATTTTCCGTTTTGGCGTGCGACGACAATCGTGTTGACTGGGCTTGCCCACCTGCCGTCAGGCTTGACCTTATGCGTGTGAATCAAGGCGAATTTCTGCCATTCCATGAGATCGATACCCAAACTGGTTGCCAGGTCGATCAATTCACCCCCGCGTGAGGGCAAATCGTTCAATGGCGTATGGATTCTGGGCGTTTGTACGCCGATTAGCGGGTTTTTGGGTTCTGCGTCCCTACCCAAAACCGATTGAGGGCTATTGAGGGCTTCTAAGGGCATTTGGTGACCTTTCAAGGGCTTCTCAGTCGTTCTCATGGCTTTTCGAGTTGTTTTGGGGGGAATCTATTCCATGAAGGGTCAGGGGTGGCTTAGGTGTATTAAAAAACCGCCCACCCTTCGCAGAATTGCATTTGGTGCATAAGCATTGCAGATTCCAGTCGTCGTCGGTTCCACCTGCACTTCTAGGGATTATGTGATCGACCGAATTGCCTTCCAGCCCGCATGCCTGGCATGTGTATCCGTCACGTTCTCGAATTCGTTTTGCGATTCGTTTCCACTTACCCGTTGACCCCTTGTTGCCCAGTACGCTGCTCACTAGAACCAATCCTTTTTTTTATGGAATGACCAGGCATTGCATGGGGTTTGATAACGCTTTGTGATATAGCCAATGGTTGCGTCTATTTGGCGATAAGGGTCAAGGTCGCGATACCAGGTTGATTTCATTTGACCCAATCCATAATGTGAACCATTGCGTGCAGTGTATGACCACCTTGATTCTTTTGTGATGATCTTATGGAAACACTGAAATTGCTCATAATTAACAATTCTTGAATGAGCATATAACTTCAAATGATCTATTGAATAGTTTGCTGAATGTGCTGCGGGACTGCTCATTATTGAAACCAATGCCGCAATGGCATAGAACCGTCCCATAAGCCGATTGCGCCCTCGCGCGCTCACCGCCTCAGCGGCGCGCTTCAAGCGAAAGTAGGCTAACACGCTCGTCAAGTTACCCGCCAGTATGTGGATAACCTGAGCGTGCCCCTGGCGTGTTGTCCACACCTTTTGCCTACCTGTGGATAACTTCTGTGGATAACTATTCATGAATAACGCCAATTTGGGCAACCGTCATGGCTTCACATTTGACGCATTGAATCACTTCTACACCTGGGGGCAGGTTGTCAGTAACCTTGTGAATCAATTGAATCGTGATCTTTTTGCATTTGCGACATTCGAATTCAGTTCTGTCCATTTTTGTTTTTCCTCAAATTCTCGATCGGCTGAAGATTGATTTGTGACACCCACCAGTTTGGCTGGCTTGATGATCGATAACGTGGATTGCGTGCAACTGCAATTGGAATCCAACCAGCAATGAAATAGTTGCCGGACTTTCCTGTAACCAGTACGGCAATGTCATTTGCTCGATCGTATTCGTGAACGATCAGCTGCCCGCCCTCGTATTTTGTCCAACGCACCTCAATATCGTCACCCACGTCGGCTTTTCTTTTGCCTTTTTCTTCAAATGGGTTGAATGATTTATTCATGTATTTGGCAACCGCCCATTCACTGCCAACACTTTCGGCGTCTTGTGCAATCAATTCATGCAACGATTTGTCTTTTGAATAATTGCCGTCCCTGGTTGTCCAGTAATCAGTGTTTGCTTTTGCCAATGCAATTGCGGCTTCATGGCAGATAAACTGCTCATCTCTGGTCAGTGAAATCCTCATCTGCAAGACCCGCAAAACCACATTAACTTTTCGCCGCCCAGCCCGCGTTGATAGCCAAATTCGTCACTTTTGGCAAGCAGCGAGCATTTGTCACATTGTTCCATTTTGTATTCTGCGACCACTTCACCGTCTTTGATCAGTTTGCAGATTTTTGTTTTGGGATTGATAAGTTCCATGTAATCGCTCATTGGGCACGCCACTTTCCATTGCTGCCGAGTACGTACCAAATAGGGTCGCATTGTGTGTTTCGGTTGTTTTGCGTGCAGCGATACGCGCCCCAATCCTCACCGTTCTTTTTCTTGCCAGTTGCCCATTTGCGGTGACCGTGTACGCACTGCGGCGCTTCGGGAATTAATTCACCGCCTAATTGTTCGGCAATATCAGCCAGGCTTGACGCCAGCGGTGTTGCAACTGGCGCGTCGGCTTCAAATTTGGTTGTCCAGTAATCTGGTTGGGCTTCGGCTTGCGCGATCACGGCTGGCGCTCGTTCTACCTGTTCCATGACTTCCTTCGTGCTGCGTTCAGCACCGCCCATGACCAATTGTTGTACCCGCATGATCGCGCTGGTGACTGTGTCTTCGACGAACCAACGTTTCATGTTTGGTTGGTAAGCGCCTTGATAGCCATAACCGAAATCAATGCCCGCAGGCTGAGTGTCTTCCTGGTTTCGAAATGCCTTTGCTTCCACCAGAACAAAACCCTTTTCCGCACTGAATTCAACAATGCGTGTTTCAATGCGCCCAGTTGGATAGGTTTTAATCCAGCGTTCTAGGCGTTCGCGGCTTGCTTCGTAATTGTCTAGGAATCCCATTAGCGTTGACGTTCCTGTTGTCTGCCAATTGCCATTCCTGTTGATCGTCCAGCGTGATACCCAACGGATTTTCCGTCCCTGTATCCCATTGAATAGATCAGCGTGCTGATTGCTAGTTGCGCTATAAGCGCGAACCCTATGATTTGCTCTGTTGTCATTTGATCTCCCGATTGTTAGGGGGACGACCTCAGTGTTTCGCCCAATCCGTGCCGAAGTCGTCCCGTACCAAAAGAATGACGGCTAAGTCTGACAACGTCAAGAATCGTGCGTGGATTTGGGCGTGTCGATCGGCTTCGATTTTGACTTCAAACCATTACCCGCCAGTACGCCGCCCAGTGAACCAGTCAGGAAAATTGCCAGGGTTTTGAGTAGATCAATAAATGCAGCGTCATTGGGTGCTTGATTGCCAATGGGCT